TGGTTATATTCTTTTGTTCTGTAACCTGACGTGATTCTAAATGGAATAGAAGCGATTTCTCTTGCTTGTTCCAATTTGGCAAGAAACTGTTTATCCATATTAACCCCTGAATTAGGTAAATCAGGAGAGTCAAATTCCGAGAGAGTAAAGTAATTAAGATTCATACGAATATAGCGTATAATAGTTTCCAAATAAGGAAGAAAGCAACAAGTCCTATAAAGACTACTTTGCCTTTATTAAAAAGACTATCGCTATTCCAATTAGTAACAATATAATCTTTAACATATTCTTTAGCTAATGTCCAATATTCTTTCATTTCTTTGGAGGATTATTTTTTTTATCAAAATCTATAGCTGCTTTTAGAATTATTTTATCCATAATAGCATCTTGGTTTTCTAACATCTGTTTCTGTAAATCTATTACCATAGCCTCTAATTGGTCTTTTGCTTTAACCAGTAATTCTATTTGATGTTCTTTCTTTTCTAAGCTTTGTTTTAGAGCCTGTACATCATCTGGTTTACTACCTGTAATTGTACTTACAACAATACCTATAGAAGCAGAGATAGTACCTATAAGCATCATTACAACTTCTTTATTAGTATCTAGTACAGGAAACTGAATTAAAGCTACAATAATACCAATTACAAAAAGGAATATAAACAAACTACCTACATAGTGCCTAATCTCTTTTGCAACTCCATTTCTTGGTAACTTCATTTTAGTTTTTTATTTATTTGTATTACTGTATATGCTATTGCTAACAGTAAAGAAATCATTTGTAGATACGGATTAATATCTGTGATTGTAAATCCTAATGCTATTATATTCAAAAAATATACTTTAAACTGTTCCATTATGCTATTGCTAAATACATATAGGTATCTCCATCACTATGATTTATATTTTGCCCTGTACCAACTAATGTAAAACCATCTGAATCAAAATCTATTCTTTCATTTGCACCTGAATCATCTGCTCCACTTGTATTTGCTCTTAAATGTATAGTAGATGGATTACTTGGACTTCTTGCTTTGTCGTGGATAATCCAACTTCCAACATCACTTAAATTTTTAATCATCACAAATCTTGGGGCAAATCCTAATCCTGTTATTTCTTTATTTGCAGTTCCATTCCCTGTATAACTCCCTATCTTCTGATACCCATCTACGGAGTGGAAGGCATAACAAATATAATCACCTGTATCAATATTTATATTTATAACGGAATCAGTAGGATATGTATTTTGCCACCCTCCTGTTGTATATGCCGCATTTGTAAGATTCAATCTTATTGCTTGGGTAGCTGCAATTTCTGTTGAACCAACATACCAATCTTGCGCCCCAGTTTTCTTTTTTACTATCCATAGTTCAGGTGCTGAACTTAATCCGTGCCCAATAGTATTTGTTGATCCGTCATCTGTGTATTGAATTATACTAAACCCAGCATCTACATTTGCTCTTACAGTAGTAGTTAAAGAACCATCTGTATTGCTTACTTCAGTACCACCGGCATTCCAACACCAAGCCACATAATTTTGTGAAGATCTATTTGTTTTATTATCATCACCTGTTGTAAAACCATCTGAATCAAAAGAAGTTATTGTGTCTGAATCATTCTGTTGTGCGTAATTTTCACTAGTCCACAATGCCTTTGTTGTACCTCTTACTGTATCAAACATCACAGGGGCAAAAGTATCTGTTCTACATTTTATATATACTAAATCAGGTGCAAATCCCACTCCTGTAATTGACTGTGTACTACCATTCCCTGTATATAGTTTTGGTGCAAAGTTTTCTGTATTAACTACTGCTGCACCTGCTGCTTGATGTTGTATCTTCTTTTTGCCTAAACTCATTATTCAAAACTTGGAAGTTGATAATCTACTACTCCTGCTTTTGTAGTTTTAGCATTTATCTCACTTTCTTTTGTAGCACACTCTGTTCTTAAATCATCTCTTTCTGTTTGTATATCACTTGGTATTGCAGTACCTTTTTCTTGCTTTCTTGTAACATACCAATCTGTTTTTGCAAGTTTACTATTGTATAAGTGTTTTAGGTTTGCAATTTTTTGTGCTTTTAACTCTGCTACTGTTTGTGAATATGTTTTGTTGTTTACAGGATAAGTAAATCTACTGTTATCTGCATCCCATTCTATATCTCCATACTCTTGAGATTCTTTTTTTGCAGGTTGTTCTACATCATAAAATCCCAATGCTTCTAAATCAGAATCACTTGCATATTGTAAACCTATCTTACCTCCCCAAGATTTAGGTACACTTGAGAATGTTTTTATTGTGCCATTATCATTTATTGCTTTCATATTATGGTGTTGTATCTGAAGTATAAGTTAATATTGAATAGTTAAAAACAGCAGTTGCATCATCATCTATACATTCTACTATTAAAACATTTGTAGATGCTCCATCATAATCATTACCACCTACCTTGTTAAAAGTTTCACTTGTTGCAGCATCTGAATCTAAAGTAATAGTTTGTGAACCTGTAAGGTTGTGAATAGTAAGTACTTGACCTATTTTAAAGTTTGTAAAATCAAACTCTATTGCACCTGTTAAACTACTACCCATTACAAAGTTTGTTGCTGATGACCAATCAACAGAAACTGCACCTGTGTATGTAGTAATGCTACCACTTGCTGTATATCTGTTTTCTAGTTTTGCATGAGTAATACCATTATCATTCAAAGATATAGTTACATCTCCTGTTGCTGAATCTCTTGCTATTGGTGCTGTTGCAGTTATACTACCTACATCACCTGCATCATCAGTATATAACTCATCAAAGTTATCATTGATTTTATCAAAAGCCGTGCGCAACGGATCTCCTGTACCGTCGTTGGCTGTTGTACCAATATTAATTGTTTGTTTTGCCATTATTTATTTTTTAAAATTCTGTTGCGTCTGCTTTTATACTCGTACTATCTGCTTTGAAACTTGCTGTATCAGCAGTTAAAAATGAGCCTCCCGCATTTGTAGGATAAACAATACCCCAGAAATTAGCTTCATTTGCGTTTCCCCACCAAGACTCAGGATATATTGCTCCGTAACTCATTTGTATTTTCTTATAATATTACAATTACTTTTTTTTGTTTTTGTTATATAAGCTAAATACCTTTTCAACTTTATAACATTCTGTTGTTTTGGTTTATACTTTTTTACAATACCCATCCTTCAAAACTTGCATCTTTATCAGGATATACATCATCGCTTGTATTTGAAAAATATTCAGGAAACTTTGCACTAGCATGAAAACTCATATAATTAATAAATCTATCAGTATAATACTGAGCTACATTTCTTTCTTTTTCAATTAAAAAATCTACTTCGTTTTTTTCTACATTTGTAGCATTCTCTGAACCGTGCTTAAATATACCTTTATTAGCGATTGTATATGCCGCAAATGGTAAATACTCAACTAATGCCCAATGTATCAGCATAGGCTTTACATGTGTGTTTACAAGGCTTAAATAGTCTCCTGATAAACTACTTGCTACAATATCAGACTGAATTTTATTATAAAGGTCAGTTCCTAAATAGTTTTGGATATGTATATCTTGTGCTATCTTAATATATTGTAAGAATTTGTCAGTATCTACGTTTCCGTTTACAGAACTAAACTTTACTAAATCTTTTCTTGTTATAAATAACGCATCTGCCATATCTTACTTATTTACAAATCCTTTATTAGGCATATCAACAGGTCGTTTTGCAACCTTAGGGTCATTAACCTCTGGGCTAAAACCTTCTCTTTTTGCCTCGTTTACACTTATCTCTGCATTTGGGTTAGTAGCATCAGGTGTTACATCTTTTGCCATATAGGTTTTACGCATCCAAAAATGATGACAAGCACCACCGCCTTTATATAACCATATATCGTAGGTATCAGCACCATTTAATCCCCATCCTGCGTTTACTGCTTTTGTACTCATTTGCATTATATCTTCTTTACGATATATCTTTTTAGCAGTAACCATTTTTTTACAAAATTCTCTACTGTTTACTTGTGTTCTTAATGGTGCATATTGATAACGTACTTTAAACTTCATATCGTCAGCTTCACCATCTTGTTCACTTTTAGCATTAGGTCTTGCACTTCCTGTTGAAGCTAATCCAATCATTTTGTCTAACGCTTCTTCTTGGTCGTAGTCTACTTCTCTTTCGTCTACTAATACCCAATTTTCTAAATCTTCTTCTTCACCAAACTCATCAAGCAAGTCAAACATCTTATTGTCATCAAACTCTGCAGACAATTTAACACCTGTTTCTTCTTCTCTTGCTTCGTCTGTTATTGCGTTGTCTGTTTCTATAAATGCTAAAGGTTGAAGTGTCTTGAAGTATAATTTAAGAGAAATACCATTAACCGCTAAAATATCATCTATATGCTCACATAATAGATCTTGATATGGTTTTATAGTAATATTATCAAAAAGCAAAGCAGCGGTCTTTATTTCGTCCGCATTGGATCCCAAACCATTGTTTTCTGTGCGTATTCCTAAAAGTAATGGGCTTGTTACCCTGTGAGCAACTATTAACTTATTTGCACACTCTCTTGAAAGGTATTCGTAGTGTTGTGGTGCATCATTTAATGGAATATCATCTACTGTTGTTTTAGCTTCAGCGTTATTATTAAAAGCAATGATCACTTTTTCGCCTCTTGAACCTGTAAGCTTATGCATTACATCATTCTTGATTTGCATTTGTTTTTCGCGATCAGGGATGCCATTGTTAAAGTTGACTACCTTGGTCCCGCTAAATCCATTTTGTACATCGTTAATTAAATAATCAGCTACCTCTGATTCTAGTTCAGCGTAAGCCAATCCACCTTGGTAATCTACAGGACAATAGTAATCATATCCTGAAACGTATTTTTTTACTATTTTAATTTCAGGTTCGTTACCGTTACCAAATCCAAAAGCTGCAATACGTTGAGGTTTATCACTACGCTTTACATCTTTCCATTTAGGATGATAGTAGTATGCTTCAATTTCTCCATCTTCATTGCACTTTTCAGCTCGTAAGGTTTGTCTTGGGAAATGTTCGGCTCTTACTACTTCTCCTTTTTTGTAAAGCACCTGAAAAGCACCCTCACCTAATAGTTTAAGATCTAAAGTTACTTTGCGTAAACAACTATCGTGAAAGATAGAACGCATAGCAGCATACTCATCAGGTTTTGAACTATTATCTAAAGCATCAAGACCTTTACCGTAAATCATATTTGTAATACCGTTTATAATGGCATTGTTTGTTGTGGATTCGGTATAAAGGTCTATTAGGTAAGAATAATAGTCGTTATCTTCTCCATACTCAACCCAATCTCTGTTTTTATCTTCAGATATTTTAGGTCTGTTGTAAGAAGCTAAATTAACTATGTGTAAATTATCCATTAGAATGTAATAAATTCGTTATCTGTATCATTGGCAATAAAAGCACCACTATTAATAGTGTAATCTGTTAAATCAGCTTGATTCGTGCAGAAGATTTTGTCTTTGTGTATTACCTCACTACCTTCTTTAATAGTTAGTATATAGGTTTCATCTTGCTTTAAATTAAACACCGCAGTATAAGTATTATAATACAGTTGTTCCGCTATAGATGTAGTATCTACATTGTGTACTTCTGTATTTGTGGTTTCGTTAACAACAGTTACGTTGTAAGTATTCCCACTTGTAAACTTTCGAGGTATTAAATTAATAGTTTGTGCTGATGCACTTTCTTCTAATACAATCATATTTATACAATAAAAAAACTTTGAATTTGTTATTTCTATAAAATAAAAAAGGGTAACCATTTAGTTACCCCCTTGTTGTAGAACATTTAAATTATCACAGATATGAAGTGTAATAATAAAGCAAATATAAAAACTTTTTTTTAAATAACAAAAAAGGGCAGCATATAGCCACCCTTCTTCAATCAAATGAATACTCGGTTTACGAGTTTGTTCCTTCTGTAATAGTATCAGTAGCTGAAGTCATTCCTGCGAATGGGTCTCCTGCAGTTGCTCCTGATACAAAGTTAGCGGGTAGTAATTCCTGTGCTGCTAATGTTAGGGTATAACCTGAAAGGTCTCCCATAGCTGCTCCTGTAGAAATTGTACCTCCTGTTACTTCAGCACCGTGTTCAAGACCCATAATAAATACATTGCCGTTGTAATCTTCAACAGCAACGTGAGGTCTACCGTATGCTAATAGTTTTAATTCTTTGTTATCTTCTTTAGACAGCTTTTTAAGCGTAAGGTTTAAAGTTTGCTCAAAGAAAGTCGTACCATTTTCTCTTGATGAGGTAATAGTTTGCTCAAAGCTACTATTTCCTTTTAGTTCATATTTGTATGCAGTAAAAGTACCTGCCATATCAGTAATTTCATCATCTGTTTGTGTTACTGTTCCGTAATCACCGAAATCAGTAAAATAAACAGCTTTTAGACCACCAACTACGTCTTTACAAGGTTCTTTTCTACCGCGTGTTAAATCACAAGCCATATTTTAATGTATTAAAAAAGGGTAGGCAGATATAAAACCACCTACCCTCTTATATTAGTTAATCAGTTATTAGTTAGCAGAGTTAGTGATACCGTAAGTTACGATGTCATCAACAATACCATATTGTACACCTGCAGTAAATCTCATTACCACACGGATGTTATCAGAACCATCAAGGTCGCTCATATCTAATACTTTTACTTCGTTGTGGTCAGCTAATAGACCTGTACCAAAGAATAAGTTAGATTTTTCAGCAGCCATAGCTGTGTTGTCAGCAAGACCGTTAGCTACGAATAATTTAACTCCATCAAAAGTTAAAGAACCGTTGTTCCACCATTGTGTACCTTGTGCGTTTGTACCTGCAGCACCCAATCCTGATGCACCGAATCCTCCTAATGAACGAACGTATGCTCTTGCAATGTTTTGAGATACATA